CGCTTGGAATAACAGTAGCCGAGATTAAACCTTGAGTTTTTAACGGGTCAATAATTACAAAAGGCTCATTGATTACGGTCCAACCTGGATAAGTTTTTCCGGTATGGTTTAAATTTGGATTCATGTTCAAAGACTTAATAAATCCGTATTTGTAATTTAAACGAACTGCCGAAACTGATCCTTTAATTTCTATTTGTTGATTGCCTCCAGCATGATGCGGATAATAATTGTTTATTTGACTCCCCAAATTAAATTCTAAATTTTTAGTATTTAATTTTATAAAAGTATTATTTGTTTCGCTGTATTGTCTAAATTTTACAATAGGATTTTCAAACAATTCGTTTGGTTTGAAAATATACCACTGACCCTCAATTTGACAAATTACGGCATTGAATAAATTTAAAATTGACTTCAAAACATCGTTACAATCCATAATCGTATCGTTGTCGCTTTTCACAAACCTGTCAACGCTTACATAAGTCTCGTTTAATGGATCTAATTCGTCGCTTGGTGTCAATCCATCGTAATAAATATTTACGCTTGTATTGATGTTCATTTGCAATCCTGTACGTCTAAGGCAATTGTAAATTACATCAATTGCTTTTTGTCTTCCGGTATAAGGGAAACCGCTACTTTGAACAAAAGCCAAATCTTTTAATAAACCTAATCCGTCAACGCATGATAAACTCAAAACCCATTGATCTTGTACAAATGATTGATAAACTCCGTCTGGCTTTAAAAATCCGTCAAATAAAAGTTTATTTTTTCTATACATTTTAACAGCAAAAGAGTTTTCCTCTTCGGTGTATAAATCCTCTAAAGTTAAATCAGTTGTAGCGTTTAAATTTAAATCCAATCCATTTCCTCGAATTGCATCCAAATTGCTATTTGCTGAGCCATATTTCAAAACTCCATAACCTGAAACTTCCGTTGAGCTTCCAGCGTATCCTTTTTGGTAAATTCTAACTGAATAAACAACGTTCTCCATATCCGCCCACTCAACTAAATATTTTAGTTTAAAGTTTACATCTGGACTATAAGCATCGTCTGAGATTAAAATACTTTCGCTTGCCTCGTCTGGATAAGTTACAACAGCATCCTCAAAATTTAATAAAACCTCAATATTATTTTCAACTCTTGAATAACTTATATTTGGACTTGAATAATATTCTATTAAAAAATTTAAAGTAGCGTCAATTGTTTCTGTTAAAGTACTTTTTTTTCCAATTGAAACAAACGGCAAGTTATCGCCTAAGACGTAATCTAAATTTAAAGTAGTCAATCCGTTAGGATATAAAAAAGGCACGTCTAAAATAGTTATATCATAACTAAATGCGTTTCCAATACTTGGATTTGACGTAAATTCTAATGTTATTTTTCTTTTTGCCATGTTAATTTCCTAATGCTAAAGATCCACCTAATCGTTGATTTGCTCCCAAAGTATTATTTAATACTCCGATTAATTTTTGTCCGGCTATTTCAAAAACAACTGTTCCTCCTCCATTGCTTACAGCTCCACCACCTGAAACAGAACTTGTTGGAGACATAACGCTTGCTCCTGTATCAATTGAGCCTCTTTGAGATCCTCCGTCGGCTCCATTTGAAGCTCCAGCACTTTTCTTATTTCCTTTTGCAGCAATAGCTCCTCCAATTCCTTTCATTAATACTCCTCCAGCAATTGCAGCCAAACCAGCTCCAACTCCGGCAACAGTTCCAAATAATTTCATAACCGTACCAGCTAAAACAGCAGCGGTACCGATTTTAATTAAATGATCTCCCATTGCGGATAACAATCCTCCCAAACCTTGAAGTAAAGCGTTACCCATTGATTGAGCAATATTTGCACCAGTCGCCAACGCTTCGCCTAATGCGGTTCCCATATTTTGAATGGTACCGACAATTGCATCGCTAATTATTTGGTGCTCTGGAACTAATGCTCTTTGAGCTTCAATAGATTTCAAACGTTGCTCTTGAGCCATTAAATCGTACTGCTCCTGAGTTATTAACTTATTTGCTAAATGCGTTTTTAAAAGGAACATTTCAGCCGCTAAGTCATCACGTAAACCCTCTACGGTTTTCATTCTTGCAGCCTCTTCAGCAGCAGCTCCAGCCATTGCAATTCGGCTTGTTTCGTCGGCTAATCCTTGTTGAGCTTTTTGCCCCTTAAGCATTTCCTTATATTTTGCGTCTTCTCCTTTTTTAATTATTCCAAGTTCAATATCGTATCGACCTTGCATTGCATCCTCTGCATTTTTATCAAATTCAGAGTCTTTTTTAAACGCCTCTTTTTTAACTTTTGGTTCCTTTGCACTTGCTCCAGGTTTAAGAATAACTTTTGACGCTTTTTGAGACGCCATTGTTATTGCCTTTTCGTAATTACCAACTTCTTTATTTAAAGCAATTACCTCGTTTCGTGTTTCTTGTAATCTTTGCGTTGCTCTTTGAGAAGCCGATGCGTAAAATTGCATTGATCCAGCTGCTGCCGGATTACTTGCTGCTTTTTGATAAGCTGCCTCTGCTTTTGCTGCTTCGTCTCTTTGTTTGATTAACCTTGCATTTGCCTCCCATAACTTCATAGTTGGCTCTGCTGCCTTTTCAGACATCTTTTCTGCAATTGCTTTATTAATTAAAGCCTTTGTAACTTCATTGACTACTCCAGTCAAATTTCCGTACATTATCTCTTCCTTTGACAAATTGCCAAAATAATTTGGATAAGTTTTTTGTAATTGATCAACAGCCTCCAGACGCATTTTTTTCGATTGAACGTCCGATTGTGCAATTGCAATTAATCCTTTTAATGCTCCAGTCTCTTCAATTGCCGACTTAGTAGCCTCTTGTGATGCTGTTTTTAATGTATTTGCAAATCCGTCAAAGTTTCCGGTTAATTTATTGAAAACATCGCTAACAGTTAGTCCTTGCTGAGACATAATTGTTAATCCTGTTGTAACCAATGAAACAGCCAATAAAATACCTCCGGTCCCCATTAATGAACTCGCAACAGCTTTTAACGCACCTCCAGCACCTCCGGCAGTTTTTGATAAGTGTGAGAAACTTTCCGCTGTTGCTGTTAAGTTGTTACCAATACCGATAATACCAAACGGAGCATCCTGAGCAATACGAGAAAACTGCATCAAAGTATTACCTCCGTTTGCAGTTGCTTTTGAGTGATTATTAAAGGCAGTTGCCGAACTACTTACAGAACTTTTTAAACCATTTAATTTTGCGGTTGTATCGGTTATCTGTTTGTCAATTGTACTCGTGTCAATACCGAATTTTATATTTGCAGCTTGTTGGTTCTTTAAGTTTGCGAGTTGCTTTTCAACTTTCGCTATCTCGGAATTAAACTCGCTACTGTCGGCACCTATTTGTACTTCTAAATTAGCCATTTTTCTTTTGGTTTAAATATTCTTTGTATGCTTTTAAGAAGTTTTCTTTTTGCTCAATACTAACTCCTTTTTTTGGTCCATTACCGTGTAAATTCATAAACCTATCAATTGACTTTGGTAACTTTTTAGGGTCTTGGTGCGGTGCTATAAATGCACTCCATGCAATTTGTCGTACCTTTTCCCATTCTCTTAATTCCATTCTTTTATACGCAAAAAGGCGAATTTGGAACTCTGCGAAAGTCATATCATAAACATCACTCAAACGCAAAATTCCAAGTTCGCCACAAGCAAAAGCGATAACATCCGCCTTAAAATCTATTTCTTTGGATTCACTTTTTTTTTGCTGTCATCAACTGGAACATCTTTATACATCGAGTCGTTAAAAGCCTTTTGAAAATTGTTCCAAAAATCGCCTCCAATTCCTCCATTTTCATCAATCCAATCATTTACATCATACATAGTAAAATCAATTTCTTGAGCCTTTTTCTTATAAGAGTATAACAATGAAAAATACATCATTTTAGGAATTAAAACCGCATCCGGCTGACTGCTTAATTCGTCAAGTCTTAAACCTGTTCCGTCCAATAATTCATTTAAAAACCCTATTCCAAAATGGAACTCTTTGTCTAATAATACTATTTTATTCATGTTTTGATTGTTTGGTTAATGATTTTTTTAGTCTAAAGGATCAACTGTTGAAATTACCCCGTCTCCATTTAATGTTAAAGAGAAAGTAGCCAAGTCATCTCCTGAACCCATATCCAAAGATAAGTCAGCAATTAAAGCACTACCGTAATAAGTTGCTCCAGTAACTCCGGTTACTAATTTCCAAGTTACTAACGCTTTGTCAAGTTGTAAATCAACTAAAAAGTCGTGAGATACTTTTGTGTCGTCTCCTCCTACTGATGTTGTGTCAATGTATTCTCCCTCTGCCTCTAAAGTATAAGAGTAAATACCTCCTTGGATTTTTGTAACTCCTGGGTTACATTTTGTGTTTGATTCAATAACCGAAACGGCTGTTGATAAACTGTTTGAAGTCAAACAAGCTACTGGCTTGTAAGATGCTCCGTCCGCTACGTAAAGAATTCCAACTTCTCCTTTGATTGGTGTTGCCATAATTTTTTTTTAATTTAAAGTTAATTCCAAAGTTAAAAAACTTCGGTAAATGTTTTCTGTGTCTGTAATTGTTTCTAATTGTGTGTTATAACTTAAATTTTGATTCACAACGTCAAAATTGTCAACTGTAATTTGAGGCAAAAGCAAATCGTTAACCGCTTGCTCAATATCGTTCAATAATAGTCTACTGCCAGCATTCCCTTGTGAGCTTGTCTTGGTAAATATCTCTATTAATACGGATGTGTTCCAACGATATTCGCATTTATTTGCCTTATCAATACTTTTGGTTTGAGCCGTAAGTAAAATGTAATTTAAAAGTTTTGCGTTTCCAGTAATACGAGAATCAAAACATTTTATCGTTTTGCCTGATACTTCTATATCATTTAAAAGGTCAAAAATTGCCTTTCTAATGTATTTATCTGGATTCGTTGTTATCATACGTCAAAATTACTAAATTTTTTTATTATATTTTGATAATAATTTTTTTAAGTTATCTAAGTAGTCTTTTTTGCCTTTTATCCAGGCCGGATAAAGAAAAGGTTGTGGATTGACTCCAGCTCCTAAAATAGATGCAAAAATTACCCATGCATACTTTTCGTCAATTCCTTTTGCTTTACACCACGCTGTTATTGCAGCCAAACCCTCTTTGTAATTTCCTTTTTTACCTTTGAAACTTGCCGCCATATCTTTGAACTCTGACGGTATATTTACTTTTGTTCCGGTACCAAATTCCATATAACCAGCATAAAACTCTTGAGTTGACACTTTGTATTGGCTTTCTTTTATTTTTTCGCTACTAATCGATTGAGCTAATTTACCGAAGTTTTTAGGTGCTAACTTTTTAGCATCGCTCTCAATTTGTTTTGCGATGTCATTTGTTTCAGCATCAATAAGTTTTTCCATGTCCTTACCAATGGCACGAAGCTCCTTAATAACTTGGTCAACTCCTTTAATCAATTCCTTTGCCATTTGCGGTTATATTTATGAATCTAAATAACTCGTCATCATATTCAATATTATTAACAACGTATTTATTACCTCTATAAACAATACTTAAATTGTCTCGGTCCGGATTAATACTTGAGTTGTTTCTAATCTTAAAAGAATAATTATCTTTAATATAAGAACCTCCGTTTGCGTTGTCTCTAAATGAACTGGCTTGTTTTACGTTTGCCCAAAAACTCCCAATTAAAACGTCATCAATAGTATAACCTCCGAAACCGTCCTCAACGTTCTCAGTTTTATATATTTCAACTTTTCTGGATAATTCTCTCGCTATCATATAAATCGTCTGTTAACGTCAATCGCTTGCATTACTGACTCCGGAATAAGCGTTGTATTGACTTGTTTTTCGCTTTCGTAATACCAAACCTTTATCATTTGTAAACATGCCTGCAAAAGCTCGTCTGGGACGTCTGTCGGGTCCTCATAACCAACGTTCAAAGTTACACTTGTCTCGTTTGGAAATACATCGTAAGTTGAAAAATGAATTACAATCGGATCCGTTGGACTTACAATTTCATTAATTGGATAATCGTAAACTTTTAAGCTTAGTTGATTTGTATAAATAACATCTCTCGCATAAAACAAATGATTTGTTCTTTTCTCAACAAAACGACAAGCTCCGTTAATCATTGAAATGATTTCGTTGTCGTCATCCTCTAAATCGGGATCAACTCTTAAATAATTTAATACTCTCGCCAAAGGCAATACATCTAAATAACTCATTTATTTTTTTGCTTTAGTTGCTTTTTGTTTTTCAATAAATTCATTTTCAATTAATAGCACAGCATCCTCTTTTGATAATTCAATAAGATCTCCAACGCTATAATTTTTTTGCTCAGATAATTTATAAAATGATTTTATTACAATATAGTTTTCCATTTTCTTTAATATTTTAATTTATACAAATTTATAAAAAAAGCCTATACAAATTGCATAGGCTTTTAATTTTTAAGAACTTACAGATTATACAGCTGTAAAGTCTCCGTAAATGATTGCAGCTGGTTGCTCAACAGCCAAAGCAGTTTGAGACTCAATACGAGCTGTGATGTTATTTTTAACGAAGTTAGTTCCTTCTTGCTCAGAGAACTCTAAAGATAAACCTTGAGTTACTACTTTGTTTACTCTTGACCAATCCCCAACATAGTATTTGTTAGCAGCTAACCATGTAGCTTTGTAAACTGGGATTCCGTTGATTCTCAACACTCCATTTTCGTAAACAACGATTCCAGGAAGTCCGTAACCAGCTCCAGAAGATTTTTCAGTTTTCATGATGTCGTAGAAATCAGAAGGACGAACAACGATACCGTTAGCAGCGAAGTTTGAGTTCTCTAAAGTAGCAACCTCATTGATCAACATTTCAATTTTGTTTTTACTTGTAATGATTTGAGTTGATGCAGTTGCAGCAGCAGCCAATACAGTATTAAATGCAGAGTTTTCAGAGATAAAATAATCTCTTCTTAATGCATTTGGAATGAATGAAGTCAAGAAAGGCAAGTTGTTAGCCATTTTCTTGCTGTAACGAGTGAAACCAGCAATAAAGTCTGTGTTTACATCTACCATTGTAAAATCGTAGTCTCTTTGTGCTTTAGAAGAACCTTCTGTTTGAGTAGCGATTGAACCTTCTCCAGCTCCTTCTCTTGGGAATGTATAAGTACCTCCAGAAATGTTAACAGAACCAACTAAGTCAGCAACGTTTACTAATTGACCTGGGATTAATACAGTATTGAAGTTATAATCTTTTGGTTGAGCTCCTGTTAAGTTAGCAGATAAAGTCATATCTCCAACAGCTTTCACTTGTACAGATTTTCCGCTTCTTACTTCTTTGATTTCGTTAAAGTTTTCGTTTAACGCTTTCTCCATTACGTCAAAATAACCAACTGATTTTGTTTCAGCAGTTTTTTCTTGTAATTTAACGTCTAACAAATCTGCGTGGTCTTGAATAGCTTTTAAGTCAGCTTTCAATCCTTCGATTGTTTCGTTGTTTTTTGATTCCATTTTAGCCTCTAATGCTTCGATTAAAGACTTAACTTCTACTGATTGCTCGGCAGTTTTTGTTTCAACTTGTGCTTTGATTCCTTCCAAAGCAGCTTTAATTTCTAATGCTTCCATTTTGTTTTTTTGTTTTAAAGTGTAAAATTTTTCAATGTGTTTAATATAATCGGCTCCTCGTTCAAAGTGGCAACCTCTGCCGGCTCATCTGAAAGTGATTTCAATAGTTGTTCGATATTTCTTAATCTTTGGTCGCTATAATCTAAGTTATATGCTTTCTCGATTAATTCCATAATACCGTAATGGCTTTTAATGCTTTTTAAACCTTGTACGGTGCTTAATTCGTTTGCTCCCCAGCTTGACAAGAAAGAATACTCCATTAACTTGTATTCGTTAATAACCGCTTTGTTTTTAGCGTCTCTTTGTAAAACTTGGTAACCAATACTCAATTCAGCATTTAAACCGCTCTCGTGCATCAATTTTACGTCTGTGAACATGTCTTTACCTAATGGCTTGTTCATGTTAAATTGTGACGTTGTTAATAATCCGTAAGGATCATTTGCGTTTATTTCCAAAGGCACTCCAATCATCATAGTTGGATTGTGATCCTTTAAAACTCTAATTCTTTTGAAATTCTCTGTTACTGTCTTATTGAATGAACCTGGAGCCGAAATGTCTCCGTCTGAGTCTTTAAAGTTGTAAGCGTTTGCGTAAGCAACAACAACTCCTTTATTCTCGTCCAAGTCTTTTAAGTCGTAAGATAATTGTTTAAAATCCATATCTTTTATGTTTTAAATATAATATTTCCGTCTTTGTCTCTCTTTGCCTTAAAGGCTAATGTACATCTACAATTTATAACCTGAGCGGCTGTTCCTTTCGGATCTCCAGGGTATTGCATTTGTGTTCCGTCATTCATTATAAACGGCTCGTTAAAATCAACGATTTGCCCGTTTTCAATTCTATGATCCTTTCTCGTCCTGTCGTCTTTGGCTGCAATCCATTCCTTTGTCATTTCAAAGTTTGATTGTGATGCTGCTCTCATTGCTGCAAATGCTGAAGCGAAAGTTGTTTCCGTTCTCGCTATTCTCAACGCTTGCCATTTATAAAACTGCTGAGACTGTTGCACTATTTCAAAAATTGCGTCTTGTAATGCTATTAAAGACGTATCGTCTTTTAATTTATCCTCAATCGCTTTTATTATGTCCTCAATTAACGTTCCTCTGACACTAACTATTTTAGCTCCTCCCTCTCCCGACAAAAATACTAAAATATCTTGTAAAAATGAATCAGAAAATAAAACGTTCTTTGTCGTCCTTTCTATTTCTTTTTTTATTCTCTTATTATAATCGTATCCAACTGTCTTATAAAGATCAATAAACATTTCTTTGATTTGCTCTTCAGTTATGTTTGTATAAAATAATATCTTATAAGTTCCTAAAGATACGTTATTTGTCGGAACGTTACCTAAAATCTTTTTTATGTGCTTTTGCACAATCCTGTACGCTTTCCTTTCGTACATATATTGCAAACGCTCCCAGTTTATCATGAATTAGCCTGATCAAAAGCAGTCATCGAAACATCGGTAACTCTTTGTTTATTACTTTCAATCCAAACTGTATCCATTCCATCATCCATAATCATGTCATATTTTAAAGCGTGACGAACTTCATTTGGAGTTAATGGTGCTTTACTTAACCATTCCATTTTTTTGCTCATATCCTCTTGCATCTCTGGCAAGTCGTCAATGTCCCACTCAATTACTGCGTTCTCGTAACCTTTGAACTTTTTAATAAAGTTTTTATTTAAAGAGTCTTGTAATAAAACAAGGTCCGGCAAAATATTGTCTGTAATAGCTTGCTTTCTGGCTTGGCTTGTGTCTGTACTTCCCAAACTTGCTTTCCCGTCATTATTCAATAACTCATCCGGCCAGTTTAAAACGTTGCAAATTGCTTTTTGATCAAACTTTAAATAATCAAACGGTTTTAATTCGTCTGTTGTCAATGATATTCTTGTAAATGCTAATTCCCCACTTGCTCCAGCAATTCGGCTCAATCTCTCCGGACTTGCATCCATTTCAACTAAACGCTCTTTTAAACTGTTTGCCTGATCAACTGACAAAGGTGTTCCCTTACCATGAATAAAGCCAAAAGCTCCTCCATTTTGCAAAGTTTTTACATTAAGGTCAATTCCACTATTTGAACTATTTATGTTTCTTAAAGCAGCTCTTAATGGACTCATTCCATATAAGTGCGATCCGGATAGGTCAAAGTTTGGATTTGAATATTTAATGTGAATTATATCCTTAGCCATGAATTTAATCATTGTGTTGCCCTCAATCAAAACATAGTGATCAATAGGACTTTCAGTGCTTAACATGTTAGCCTTAGGCTTTAATACAATTTGCATTAAGTGAGCTGGCAAAACATATAACTGAACTGGAATACCAGCATTAGCTCCATCTTCCGGACTTAACAAATAAAAATAACAGTTTCCTGTTAGTTTCATATAAGTTTTATACAAAGCCCAAACATCGCTCCACGTCTGAGTTGTATTCGGTTGCTCCAAAGGGAAAGCCAAATCAACTTCGTCATAAGATTTCTTTTGTAGGTTTGCTTTTTTGATTTGCTGTATAAAGTCAAAATTTCCAGCAGTTGCCCGTTGGAAATTCTTAAGTTTTTTATAGCTCTCTTTATCATTTACAATTTTAACCTCGTATGGAACCGAAATAGTTTTAGTTGCCATTTGAGTGATACAAGCGAAAACGTCTGGGTTTGTATTGTATCCTTTGTTGATATAAGTTTTATTATCTACATCATAAGATGTATAACCTGCTCCTAAATAGCTAAAAAATGCTTCATTATAAACATTTTTGCCCATTAACTTGCCTGTTAAATTTTGGAGTATATTGTTGATTGTCTCTTTCATACGTCAAAGATATTAAAAAAAATAATATTAAAATGTAAAAAATTGTTTCTCAATTAATTTGTTTTCAATCCCATAAGCGGTTAAATCAATATGCTCATCGTGTTTCCCATTTGGAAAAACTGCAATTTGATGTAAAAAATGTTCATTCCAATTCCCTTTAACAAGTTTTACTCTTCCTCCTTCAATGTAAGGCGATGCACTTCTCGCTCTTTCTATTTTAGATACTGAAACAAAATTAGATTTTAATTCTGTAATATTTAAAGATGTTGTGCTTTGTATTAATTGAGCGATACTTTTACCACTTGCTTTTGGCTCAACATAAATCATTCTAACTTTAATTCCTAAGGCTTCAATATGTTCTGGAATAAATTTTATAAGTTCCGGCATTTCTAAATATTTATCAATAGAACTTAAAATAAAATAATTTTGACCAATTTTTGCACCAATTTGTATTCCTGTTGGATCGTTCTTTGTGTCTTTTGTATATGCTCCGTCAATAAACATATCCCACTCAACATCTGGAACATCGTTCCTATTAACTATTTTAAACCAATCTTTTCTCCATTCGCCTCCCTCTTCTGGAGAAGGAGTTTGCATGTATTGACCTGAAAAATTATATCTATTGGCTTGCCTAATTTGTTCTAACTCTTCAAATGTATGTTTGTCTTCCCAAAGAGGTTCGTTTTTTTCATTTAAAGCTGGTAGGCATAAATGGTGCCATTCCTCCCCACTACCTCCAGCCAATAAAAAACCACTCATATCGTTTTCGTGTAATCTTTGCATGATTACAATTATTGGAGTTTCTCTGTCATTAACACGAGATCTAATTGTGTTATTAAAACGTTCATTAATTGCTTTTCTTTTGACTTCACTTAATGCGTCATCCGGTTTCAACGGATCGTCAATTATAATTGCACCGCTAAACTCTTTTGACTCTGTAACTCCAGCACCAAAACCAGTAATTGCTCCTCCAGAAGCCGTTGCATAAACTCCTCCTCCAAAATCATTAAACCACTTAGATTTTGATTGAGCGTCTTTTTTTAATTTCATTCCCCAAAACTTTTGAAATGAATCGGATTCTATATATTCTTTTGTTTGACTTGAATTGTCAAGTGCTAAGCTATCAGAATATGAAAGGTGTATAAATTTTGATTGTGGATTTTTAGCAAGTGACCATGCTATAAAACATTTTACTGCTAATTCTGTTTTTCCGTATCGAGGAGGAATATTTATAATAAGCCTTTTAATATTTCCTTTTGAAACCTCTTCAAGTGTGTTAGCTATTTTAATAAAATGAGGAGCTACAATAAAATTTCTCCTTGTATTTTCTTTATAGATGTAACGTGTGAAAAACAAAAGATTTGTCTCACACATAATTTTTAAAACCTTTTCTTCGTTAGTAAGCATTTTCTAAGGTGTCTTTAATCTTTTTGATTTCGTCCTCGTCAAGATCTTTTGCCTCTATATTAAAATTGGTTTGTTTTATTTCTTGTGGTGCTTTGCCAAATATATGCTCGGCTATAAATAATTGACCTCTTTGACTTTCTAACAATACGCTTTTTATAAAATGTGTTTTTGCATCGTCATCGGTTTCTTTATCGTAAAGTTCTTTTAAAGCCGTTACAAATAATGAATTTACTTTTTGCTCTTCCGCTACTGGTTTCCTACCCGCATTTGGTCTGGCACCTCCTCTTTTTGTTTCCATTTGAAATAAGTTTGTTTATTCAATTTTAGCAAATATACAAAAAAGCCAAACATTTAAGATTGGCTTCGTTGTTTTGACAGTTAGTAAAATTGATTATCGTTTATTTATTGTATTGTATTTGCTTAATGCGTCTCCTTTGTTGACTAAGTTATAAATTCCAAATTTAACCGGTCTTCCATGTTTGTTAAGAATGTAATTAAAATTGCACTTTACATCTATTTCGTTGTCGAGTCTTAATTTTGAAATGATTGCTGTAATATTTAAACAGCCAGTCATTTCCATTAGGTCCGTTCGAGATGCTGAGTTTTTGTTTATTAACTCAAAAAGGATTTCAGCTTTTTGATTAGTTGGTTTGTCTAAGTCAAATCTATTTCTTGTTTTAAAAAAATTGATCATAATTTATTTGTTTTAAGGTTATTAAAAAATGGAGGCGTTCAAAGTAAACAACCTCCATTTTACTCATGTTAACCAAAACATAATTCAAAATCATTACAAATGTAGTATTTTTTTTGAATTGGTTTTGATAAAGGTTAATTTTTTAATTATTGATTTTGAATGTTAATTTATTTTCCAAAATTAATAAATATTTTTTAATTGCAAAATAAAAATTAACTTTTTTTACTCTTCCTTTACAAATTGCCCGTTAATCATTTGTCCTTTACGTTTTGAAATTACGTTGTAGGCACTCAATAAACATTCCTTAAGTCTTAAACCCTGCATTTCAGCCTGGATAATGATTGTAACTAATATATCCCCCAACGCATCAATTATCTCGTCTCTGTCGTTGTTTTTTATAGCGTCATGCAATTCGTAAACCTCCTCCAATGTTTTGTCGCATTGTGCTCCTGGATTTCCTTTTTCAAATATTCCTTTTTGTTCTGCCCATGCAATGACTAAGGCTTCAAGTTCGTTGTATTTCATTTTTCGTTTAATTGGGTTATAAACTAAATTTGCGTGCAATGTGTTGTTTTGGTTTGTCATCTTTTTAAATCGTACTTAATTGGTTTTATATCTTTGTGTTTTTCTACTAATTCTTTTGCCTCTTTTTTTAATCTTTTTTCCTGCTCGAAAATATTTTCGTATCTCTTTTCAATCTTTTTCATTATAAATTTAATTTGTTGGCTTTGCTTTGTACGATTACATATTGAAAGTCAACTTTGTTTTTTATTTCAGTTTCTGTCATTTGTCTAAATAGCTCCAAACGATCCTCCAGCTTTACAATCTCTTTGCAAAGATTAGTAACATATTCAACTCGGCAAGTTTTTAAATAATGTTTATACAGCCTAAGTTGTTTTTCAATTCTATTCATTTGGGTTTTATTCGTCATCCTCTAAGTACATAAAAATTCGATTCTCTTCAATTTTATTATTATTTATAAAATTATAAATCTGTTGTTTTGAATATCCGGTTTCGTTTGCACATTCGGCAACTGATTCAAATATTTGTCTGTCTTCAAGTCTTAAAACTTGTTTATATTTCATTTCCCGTTTTGGGATATAATAATTATTTTTTACTTTTTTACCTTGGCTAATACATTTTAAAACTTCTATATCCATTTCATTGTATTGAGAATGGTGTTTATTTAAAAGTCTGTGATTTTTAATTCCGGCCTGAGCAAATATTTGGTTTATAATGGTATTGTTAAGTTTCATAAATTAACTTTTATTTTCTCTTAATTGTTTTTGTATTGATCTTATTTGATCGTTTAATTTTTCGTCATTTGAGCCTTTTAAATACAAATTGTATTGTTTTTTAAGTAATTGCTCCAGCTTTGATTGTAGGTTAGTTATCATAATTTAGTTTTGATTCAAATATTTGGTAATAAGTTCTTTTTTGGTATTTTATCTGGCTAATAATAGCCTGAGCCTTTTCCATTGAAAAAAGTCTAGCTTTTCCTTTTATTGCATCTGGGAATATTTCAAGCCGATGGATCCGTTCTTTTATACATCCGTAACTTACTCCGCACATTTCGGATATTTCAATTGCAGTAAAAAATTGGTCTGTTGGTTTTGATTCTGTTTTGATTTCTTCTAATTTCATTTTATAGTTAATCTTTTTGCTTTTAATTCTCTTAAATAAGGTTTCTTTTCTTCGTCTTCGCTCCAGGCTTGAATTAAGTCTTCAAGTTCTAATCTATTTATTCCCTCTGTAATTTTATCAATATAAATTAAAACTCGATCACGAAATGAATTGTTTGGCTTTATTTTTTCGTATGATTTCTTTACGTCTTCAATACTTAGCAAACTCTCTTCGTTTTGTTTCTTTTGTTTTAATTGTTCTCGCTCCCTTGCCTCGGCTTTCATTTCCATGTAAATGGGGAACCATTCGCCAAATATTAAATTGCTGTCAACTCCTCGCTTTGTAGTTCCAAATGTTCCGCTCCTGGCAAGTTTAAAAAATAAAACAATATCCTCTAAACTTTCGTAAGTAAACTTTTCAATTGTATCGCATGTCAAAATTTCCAATTGAGATTCGTTTAATTTAGTGCTAAAACCGAATGAATCAATAAAACGGTTTACTAGTATTCCAACAATTGTAAATCCAATTTGAGAATTTTCGTTTTTAAAAGTAGATCTTATAATCGGTTTATCCAAAGTTTTATCAATTGATAATTCCAATTCGTAAAAACCTAAGTTTACATTTTTTGTAATTATTGCCTTAGCTAAATCTAAAGTTTCTTGCCGTTTCTGAATTAAAGATGTCACTTGCAAGTTGCTCAGGTGTTTTTTCGACTCTTCCATTGTTAAAAGTATTAGTTTGTTTTAAATTATCGATCCAGCCCCATTGAAAACCGGACCAACTTTTTTCAACGCATATTTCTAAAATTTCGTTTATGTTACACTCTCTTTTTTCAACCTCAGCAATAAATTTATAAAATGCGGTTTCTGTATTAGTTGCCTTTTTAGTTTTTCTAACTTTTAACCAGTCCTCAACTAATTGCCTATTAAAACCGTAATCAATTAAAGCACCTAAAAAAGAGAATTTAGGCGAAGCCGTTATAATATCATTTTTTATTATTTTATTTTCTATTATTTCCTCTTTTATTATCTTATATTCTCTTATGCCTTTTGATTCGCTTTCAATTGGGTTTTGATTCGCTTTTATTTCGGTTTCTGTTTGCTTTTTTGGTCTTCCTCCTTTTGCACCGTTTAAACTATTAACTGAGCTTTTACTAGTTGCATTAAAGTATTGATTGTCTAGAAACTTAATAATAATTTTGTCGTCTTCTAGATCAATTATTCCCTCTGTTAAAAGCTCTTCAAACTCATCCTTATAATTAAACCTTTTTAAGAATTGAATTTTAGATAAATCGCATTGTCTTTGCCAATAGTAAGAGCAAATATTAATAAATAAACCCTGAGCCGATAATGTACAAAACGAAATGTCTTTTGTTAAGTACTCGGCCGGTTCAAATTGAAAATAAGGTAATTCCTTTGCCATAATATAAATATTTTATTAAAACATAAACGGCTATAAATCCAAACGCTTCTCACTTCGTTTTTCATTATAACCGTTGTTTAATATCTTTAGACTGGGTAATGTGAGAAGCCAATCATGTGCCAAATATAAAAATTTTATTCTAATTAAAAAACTTTTTACATATTTATTTTAAATTGACTGAATCCAATTTTATAAGGAATGTAAATAAAGCCTTTTTTACGCTTTGTTTTATGAAAAACAAGCCAATAGTCATAAGTCATTATTTTTTTCATTGTTTCGCCTGTATTCAAGTTTATTGCAATGATTTCAATTTCGTTCATTCTGGATTATTTTTGTCAACTCTCTGTATTTAATTTTTAACACTTCAATTTCAGGAATTGACAATTTTGTTTCATTTTTTCTTTGATCCAGTAATTTATTAAAACGATCTTCTCCAATCCTTTGTGGTAACCTAATAGAATATTCGTTTATATTTCCATGTCGATGTTGATTACAAGCCACGCATTGACCATGAACGTTGTCGGTGTTAAATCTTAAATTAGGATAAGCTCCAACGCTAAAATAATGCCCAGCATCGTATTTACTTTTAAACTCAGCTCCGCATGAAATACAACCTAAATGTAAATCCCTTTCTCGAATGTAAGTATTAAAAATCTTTTGTAACTCACTTAAATAATCTTTGTGAGTTTTTAACTTTTCTTTTAAGATGCTTTTTTCTTTTTTAGCCTTATTTGCTTTTAATTTGTTTGAATATTCAATCGCACATTTTGGCGAGCAAACTGGAATCAAAGGTCTGTTTGGAGTAAATATTTCGTTACAAATTTTGCAGCGTCTTGGTTTTATTTTATATTCCATTAAATTAAAATCAAATTAGTTTTATTTTTTAATTTACCATTAAGAATTCTGTTTAAAGTACTTAATCTAAAATTGTAAATATTTGCAGCTTCTGTAATGCTATCATAAAAAACTCCTAACTCTTTATCTAAAACTAATTTTGATGCAAAATGATTTTTACCTGTTTTTTTACCTTTGTTTGCATTTGATATTTTTATTTTAGTTTTATCAGAATGATTTTTACCAAAAAAAGAATTTAATGTTCCAATTTTTTCTTTATTAAGTTCAGATACTAATTTTGAAAAATCAGCCCTTTTTTTACCTGTATTTGCAAATCCAATTTTGTTTTTATGTTCTTCACTCATTACAAATTTTCTGCCAGTTTTACCTTTATTAGATTTTCCAATTTTGCTTTTTGTTTCATCTGAATGCATGTATTTTTTTAAATCAGTTTTTACGTATTGACAATTTAAACCGTTTTTAGATAAAACATTATAATATTCCTGGTAATATCTTTCTAATTCATTAAGTTGATCTATATTACATTCAATAATAATTTCAAATAAATGATTTGAATGTTTATATTTTTTTAATGACTCATATAATTTACTTTGACCTTTACAATTATATCTTTTATAAACTTTAAATCTATTTTCAATATTAATACTTTGACCTATGTAAATTTTTCCTTTTGGATTTGTAATTTTATAAATTCCTATCATATTTATAAATTTAAAGTTAAGTCTTCATTTGGCAAAGGTATTTCTGTATTAAACCATTCCATAACAAAATTACGTATTTCAAAATGCAAATCCTCCTGATCACTTGTTGAATTTTCAGTAGTGCTTTTTGGTATCCTAACAATTTCCCCTGTACTTTCATTTACTCTCTCAATAAAATTAAATTGTAATTTACAAAATTCATGAGTTTTTTCTCTGGACCAACACTCACCCCATGACTCTTTTATGCAATTTTGTAGTATGGGTATAATAATTCCATGATAATACCTATTTTGATTGTTAGAACGCTTCTTTTTTGGTTTTTCAAAAGTAATTAAAATATCCTTACCCTCGAAACTTTTAATTGTCTCTAAAATTTGGCTCCTATTCCTTTTTAAGTTGCCATTTATTACGTTTGATGTGATTTGTACTTTCATGGTAAAAAAAAGGAGCCGAGATATCCCTTATCGGCTCCTAATTTAATTAAAATGGCATATCGTCGTCAGTTCCTGGGCTAACAACCTCAGCATCATAAACTGGTGCCTCGTTTGCTACTGTTGTAGCGTGGATATATTCAAAACTTGTAACCATTTTTTGTCTTAAAAACTCAGGTATTTTACTAAATTTAACTTCGTCAAAATTTTCGTAAGTCCAAACATAACTTGGATTGATTTGATCCGGACAAGCCAATCCTTTCGGTAATTTAGAAACGCTACCTATTTCAGCGTATGTTTTAGTTCCGTCTTTTGATTTTTTATGCGTGATGTTTAACATACAAGGAGCTCCAATAAGTTTTTCTATATCAAAACTTTTTGCCTCGTCTTCTGTAAAGTCTTGACCTCTCCAGTTTTTAAGAAACGCTCTTAAAGTAGCTTTTTCATGTAATGATAAAGTAAACTCTTTACTAATTACATGCGGTTGCTCTCCGTTTTCCTCTTTGAATACTTTTAACTCCGTTGGAAGCTCAAAAGTAATTCTTACTTTGTTCATTGTTTTAATTTCTCCCTGAAAATTTTCATTTACCGTTCCGATGTGAATCATTGAGTAACATCTTGCTGGGTAACTACCAGCTTCAATAGGTTCGAAATTTGTTGTTGAGCTGTTGCTCGTTGCTAAAATTGCCATTTGATTTGAATTTAATTGGTTAATATGTAATTGATAAACTT